TCAGCTGGTGCCGATCAGACCGTGGCCGCGCAGCGCGGCAAGGATCGCGACCAGGGTGGAGCGGGCGACATCGTCGATCGTGCCTCCGCCCTGCGGGTCGGCGATCGCGCCCTTGCGGCTGCCGACGACCTGCTGCCCGCCCACCGTCAGGCGCGCCCCGTGGACGTCACTTTCTTGCCACAGCCCTCCCCGATAAGCGATTGGTATCGCTTGCGAAACATCCCATACGACGAGTGCCTCCCGCGGGTCGACGAAGCGCCATCCCCCCTCGCTCCAGCCCGCCAGTCGATTAGCCTGGCCCGCCCACGCGCCGGTCGGATTGGCTCCGACAACCCAGCATTGCCCAACACCGGGCGTCGTCGGCGGAACCGACAGCCCGACCGCCTGCACGACCGGGTGCAACAGCATATCGATCCGCGTCAGCGCCTCATTGTGCGTTAGTTCCTTGTCGGCCTGCCCCGCCGCCAGCAGCGGCAGGGCGAATCGCGACGTCGTCAGACTGTTCATCGATCAAGCTCCCAGATCGGAAAATGTCACGTGCCCCGGCGGCGAGATCGCGAGCGTTCCCTGTTGCACGACGGTGACGACGGCACCGGCATCGCCTGCCTCGATCGACAGTGTCGGCGCAATCGTCTCGACGCTGCGCACGCCGCCATCAGGCCGCTCGATCGTGACGCGATAGCGTTCGCCCTCTTCCCCCACGGCCGCGTCGAGCCCATCGCGCCAGGTCCACCCCGCGCGACTGCGCCGGATCCAGCCGAGCCGCCGCCCGCCGCCCGCATCACGCTGCAACCCCAGATGCACCGGCGATGGCGGCGCCACGGACGCGCCGGTCACGATCACCGCGGCGGTGGCGGGCGCGGCGGCATCGCCGACGCCGCTGGCCATCAACCGCACGCTTCGCCCGATCGCCGTCACCGGCAGGTCGATCGACGCCACCGCATCGCGTTTGATCAGCGCGAAGCGATCGCCCGGCCGCTGCGTGCCGATCGCCGCCTCGGTTCCCCGCACGCCCCGTCGCAGCCCGGTCAACGCCCAGCGCCCCGCACCCAGCGGCTCAGCGAGCGCGAACCGGATCAGCTCGTCACCGACCAGCGCCAGATTGCCACCCTGCGCCAGCCGCGTCGCGTCGGCATCGCCGAGCACCATGTCCGCCCGCATCAGCCGCACGATCACCCGGCTGCGCGAATCGATCAGCCAGGGAGACGCTACCTCCGGCACCCCCTCGATCACCCCGATCGTCGCGGGCGCCGCCGTCCCGCCCGCACCCGTCCAGCTGGCGCCATCGTCGAGGCTGTAGAGCAGCGCCGCCTGTCGCCACCCCGCCCCCTCGCCACAGGCCAGAACCGATACCCGCGGCTGGCTTAGCGGCGTGTCCTCCAGCCCCGGCCATTCCGCGGCGACCAGCAGCGTCCGCCCGATGCGCACGTCCGCCGCCCCCGCAACCGTTCCGCTGCTTGCCCGCACCGACAAGGCGGCCGGCGCCAGCGGCACCAGGTCCAGCGTCGTCGCCAGTCCGGCCATCGCCGCCTGCGCCACGCGCCACCGCCCCGCCTCTCCGGCGATCGTCACGATCGCACCCGGCGCAATCCCCAGCCCTTCGCGCCCCAGCGTTACCCGTCGCCGCGTCCGCTCGCTCTCGCTCCGCGCCAGCAGCGCCGCCGCCACGCGCTTCGCCTCACTCGCGTCTAGCACCGCCGGCAGATCGACACGATCGACCGCCTGGCCCGCCCCCGGCCGCCGCACGCGCTGCACGCCGATCTGATAGTCCCGCGCCGGGTCATGATGCGCCACCGCCACCTCTCGCGCGGTTCCGCCCGCCGCCGCGACGCTGCGCCTGCGTTCCTTGCCGGTATCGGCGATCGCCACCGCCGCCCCGCCGGCATCGCTCCGCACCAGCGTCGCGCCCTCCGCCCGCCACCAGCCGCCATCGATCGTCGTCAGCGTCTCTAGCACGCCGCGCACGCTCGCGCCCGAGGCGGCAAAGCCGCCCAGCATCACCCCGCCCCCGCCGCGCACCTCGGGCGCCAGCGCTGCCGCGACCGCCCCGCTTGCCACCGGCGCCGCGTCGGCCTCCACCTCGAAGGTCAGCGACGGGATGCGGTTGCCGTAATCGGCCAGTTGCATCCCCTCGAACACCGCATAAGCGATGCCGCGATACGCCGGCACCGCCCCCAGGGCCGAAGCGATCAGCGGATCGACCGCCTGATCTTCGCCGCCGGTGTGCAAGCGAAACCCCGTCACGCTTTTCCAGTCGCCCGCCGCCCCACGCAGCAGCTTGCCCTCCGCCCAGATCCGCCGCACGCTGCGGATCGGCCGCGCCGACAGCGCGACGGCGAAGGACACGCTATAACTATAGGTGTTGGTCCCCGGCTGCCCCTTGCCGCCGCGGCTGGTCGTGCGCGTCTCGATCAGGTCGGTCGACCAGATCACCGTTCCCGCCACCCGGATCGTGCCGAACAATTTGGGAATCGGCGTGCCATAGCTCGATGTCTGCACCGACAGGTCGCTCAGCCGCGGCCCCTCGCGCGCCGCCCCGCGGAACAATCGCCCGTCGATCGCCTGCCCCGCCAGCGCACCCAGCGCACCCCCGGTCGGTCCGCCGATCGCCCGCCCGACCGTCGTCAGTACCAGCGTCGCCATCCGCCCCTCCCCTGATATAGCGCCATGCCCCGATCAGCGGCCACTCCGCCGCTCCCGGCCGCTCGACCACGCGGCGCAATCCCGCATCGGCATGGACGAAGCCCGCCGCCGTCTTCACCGCACCGTGAATCTGCCCCGGGCCCACCGCGAACAGCAGCACATCGCCCGCTCGCCTTCCGTCGCCCCGCGCGAGCACCGCATCGAAGCCCGCCGCCACCAGCGCCGGATCGCCGCCACGCAGGGGATAGCCGCTCGGCACCTCCCCCTCCCAGCCGGCACCCCGCAGCGCCGCCGCAATCACCCCGATGCAATCGAGCCCATGCAGCGCATCCCGCCCGTGCAACCGGAACCGGGTGCCGACCAACGCCAGCGCGGCGGCCGCAACCGCATCCGCCGCGCCGTCACCCACCAGGATAGCGCGTCAGCAGGTCGATCCCCGGCAGATGCGGCTCGCCGCGAAAGTTCACGCCATTGCCGAACCGCGCCACACAGGTGGCGAAGCTCTTGTCGCATCCCTCGCTCACCTCGACCAACGTCCCCGTCGCCACAGCAAAAGCGGGCGCCGCGCGCAGCGTCACCGTCGCGCCGTCCGACGCATCGATCCCCTGCGACAGGCCCGCATTGCCGCCCCCGAACCAGCGCAGCACGCCGCCCGCATAGGCGCCCGCTACCGGCTCGCCCGCGTCCAGCGTCACCACCCGCTCGACCGCCGACACCACCCGCGCGAACCGCCGCCGCCCCGCCATCGCGACGCGGCAGCGCGCATCGCCCAAATCGGCGCGGCATTCGGCGGACGTTTCCTCCACCACCGCGCGCGCCAGCGCCGCGCTCACGCCCGCCAGCTCCGCGGTAAAGCCATGGTCGGTCAGCTCGACCGCGCCGATCCGCCCCTCGCCCAGTTCGGCCAGCCGCGCGCCCGTCTCCCAGTCGACCGCGAACACCCGCACCCGCGCCCCGTCCCAGCGCCCGGCGAGCAGGTCCGCCTCGCCGATCGCCGCGCTAGTCAGCGCCCCGCCGATATCCATCGTATCCGCCTCCAGCCCGTCGGAGCGCTCGATCGCCGACGGCACCATGCCCGGCGCGGCGCGATGGATCAGGCCGTCGACGGTCACATCGCGATCGTGCGTCGTCAGCCCGATCGCGACCCCGTCGCGCCGCTCCACCCGCCAGCACAGCGCGATGCACGACAGCGCGCTCACCCGCGCACCTCGATCAGCGGCACCGACACCGCCTCGCCCGCCAGGAACGTCGATCGCGCCACCCGCAGCCGATCCTCGGCAAAGCGCACCATCACGTCGAAGGTGAAGCTCGCCCGCACCACCGCACCCTTGGCCGGCGCCGTGTCGAGCACCACCACGCCATCGGCCTCGACGCTGAAGCCCTGCGTCGCAACGCCATCCACGCCAATCCGCACGCTGCCCGCCACCGGCCGCACGATCCGCCGCGTCGCCGCGCCGTAATGGCGGACCAGCTCGAACCGCCGCACCGCACCGTCACCCGTCCCGATCACCTCGTCCACGCCGCTCGCATCGAACGGGTCGCGCAGCCGGAACGCCCGCGCCGGCCCCATCCGCGCGCGGAAGAAGGCGAGCAACGTCGCGATATCCGCCTCCGACCGTATGCCCGGTCCGACGTCATAGCTCGTCCGCGCCTCCGCCCAACCCGCGCTGCGCTGCTCCGCGCCGCCCGCCGCGGTCAGGATCGCGGTGGAAAAGGCCGGCGCCACCTCCGCCTCGCGCCCCAGCGCCAACGGGAACAGCACGTCGTCATAGTCCTGCATGTCAGCCTCTCCCTCGAAGCGGACGAAGCCGTCGCGCATCACCTGCGGCAGCGCCCACAGCACCACCGATGCGACGCCACGCGCCCGCGCCACCTGTCCCGCCGTCTCGATCAGCGCCCATTGCGCCGCCTGGTCGGGGCGCAGCACGAAGCCCGATAGGTAATGCTGCCGGTCGCGCGGATAGCCCAATCGCGCCTCCGCCGCGGCGACACCCCGCGCGGTCGCCGCGGCATCGCCCTCCGTGACCCAATCATAGTCTTCCAGCTGCAGCACGTCGAAGGCGGGATACGCCCAGCCCAGCGGCATATTGGCGCGCTTCAACTCCGGCGCCGCGCGATCGAGCACCGTCGGCAGATAGGTGAGCAGCAGCGTCTGCGTTTCCGGAAACGCCGCTTTCACCCATCCCGCCAGCGCCGCTGTCGAGGCCGCCAGCGCCGCCCCCGCCCGATCCATCGTCTCGCGCTGACTGGCGTCCATGGTCCCACGCACGCTCGGGATCGCCACCGGCGCCAGCGCCGCCGCGGCCGCGGCGTCGTACAGGCACGGCCGCCCGTCCGGCATCGTCCACCACCACGGCTCGCCGATCTGGAACTTCGGCCGCAATCCCGCCGCGACCCCGATCCCGACGAAGGCCGCCGCCACCTGCCGCAGATAGGCCATCGCGTTCGTCTGGCACGGCGACAGCAGGGTCGACGGCGGCTCCCACCCGGTCAGCGCCGGCGCACCATCGGCCGCACGCTGCTTCCAGTCGTTCCAGCAATGCGCGTCGAACAGCTCGTAGCTCAGCGACCAGATGACGTCATAACCCAGCGCCTTCGCGCGCATCGCAAAGTCGCGATGCCACGCCGCGCACGCCACGTTCAGCACGCCGCCGGTCAGCCCGACGTAGAAGCCGCCGTACAGCGCATCGAGCCGGAAATAATGGCTCATCCCGACATAATGCGTGATCGCCCCGCGATAGCCGAGGTGCAGCGCATTGCGCAGCAACCGCGCCGGCGTCAGGTTATAGCTGTCGTCATAGCCGCTCGCGATCTGGAAGCCGTGTTCGGGCAGCACCGCCTCGCCGATGCCGATCACCGCCCCCGGCCCCTCGCACGCCATCCCGGTCAGCTCGACCCACGCCTCCTGCGCTGCGGCCAGCGGCACGTCGGTCTCGTCGAACTCGGGCGCGACCAGCGATACGAACATCCGGTCGACATCGCCCGCCCATACCGGGTCCGCCTCGCTCGGCAGCGCAACGCCGCCCACGACGCTCGCAAAGTCGATCACGACACTGGCATCCTCCGGGTTGCCGGTCGCATAATTCCACAGCCGCACATGCCACACGCGCGCCTTGCCCGCCGCATCGCGCCCCTCGATCGTAAGTGTCGGCCCCCGGATCGCGTCCAGCGGCTTCACCCCCGCCGACCGCCAGCGGAACCGGAGCCGACAGCCCCGAAAATCCCGCGCCGTCTCGTACCGCAGCAGCGGATGGTCGAACCGATCCTCCGCCTCCCAGATCAGCCCGGCCAGATCGCTCCGCCGATAGAAGACGGCATCCACCCGCAGCGCATCCGGCGCCGGATTGGTCACCGCCGCCATCATCGGCCGCGGGAAATTGACCGTCCAGAATCGCGGATCGAACCGGCTGAGCACACCCGCCTCCTGCTCCACCCGCTGCGAACACAGCCAATGCGCCATGATGTGTCTCCATAATTGGGGACGGCCGGCGAGGTTCGGAACCGCTCCCCACCCATCCCGTCACCCCGGACTCGTTCCGGGGTCCACTCCGCGGCGAGGGGGATCGCCAGAGGCTCCACCATCCCCCCGTGGCCCAGTGGACCCCGGAACGAGTCCGGGGTGACGAAGCGACACTGGCCGCCCCTACCCCTCCAACGCCGCCCGCACCGCGCGCACCACCTGTCGGCTCGATCGCTGCAGCGCCGCCGGCGCGTCCCCCGCCCCCGCCTGCACATGGATCGTCACCCGCACATCCCGCGCCGCCGCGGGAACCGCCGCTTCCACCCGCCCGCTCGTCGTCGGCACGAACACCTCCGGCCCGCGCTCGCCGACGACATAGCCGCGCCCCGGTGTCACCGGCCCGCCGGTCGCCCGCCCCGGCAACCCGCCAAGCAACCCCGCCAGCACGCCGCCCAACGAACCCCCGCCCGCCGCCTGCACCCCGCCGCGCACCGCCGCGCGCGCGATCTCCGCCAGCACGCCCAGCGCGGTCGCCTTCAGGTCGTCGAACCCGAACTGCCCGGTCCGCGCCGCGCGCAGCAGCGCCCGCTCGATCGACCGCCCTGCCTGCTCGGCCCCCGCGCCCAGCTCGCCCTCCAGCGTCGCGCGCATCGTTTCCACCTCGCGCGCGAAACCCGCGGTGTCGGCGCGCATGCCCACCGCCATCCGCTCCACCTCATCCATCGGGATCGGCCCTCCGCATCGCGGCGATCGTCGTGGCATCGGGCGGCGTCACCGCCGCCGCACCGCCACCACTCGCCGCCGTCACCACTGCCGCCAGTTCGGCCGGCGTCGCCCGCCAGAAGGCATCGGGCGTCCAGCCCAACGCCGCCCCGGCAAAGCCCGCCAGCCGCACCGCACTCATCCGGAAGTCGCTCACCGCCCGGCCAGGATCTGGCCGAGCAGCACGCGCAGCACCGGCGTCAGCCGGGCGAGCCCCAGCGCCGCCAGCGCCTCGCCCAGCACCTCGCGCGTCACCTCTTCCGGCACTTCGCGCAGGCAGTGCCAGAACAGCGCGACCAGCTCGCCGAACCCCAGCTTCCCCGCCGCCGCGCGCTCGACCAGTTCGAACAACGGCCCCAGCTCCGCCTCCGCCGCGACCAAAGCCTGAAAGCTCGGCCGCAACACCAGGTCGCACCCGTTGACCCGCACCGCGCATTCCCCCCTGGCTTCATTGGCGGGGCGCGCCTCATTGGCCCCGCTCATGCCGCCACCACCGGGCCGGAGCTTTCCAGCGCGATCGTGTACGACCGCTCGCCATTGAAATCGCCGGCATAATCCAGCCGCGTGACCAGGAACCGGCCGGTCATGCTGTCGCCGCTCTCGAAGCTCAGCCGGTAATCGTCGATCGTACCGCCGAGCGCGCTCGCCTTGATCCGCGTCTCCGCCGCCGATCCGGTGAAGACGCCCGCGCCGCTCACGCTGACGCTGCGCACGCCCGCGCCCGACAGTAGCTGCCGCCAGCCGCCCGAATCCTTGGTCGTCACCACCACCGCTTCGCCGTTGACGCTCAATTGCGTCGTGCGCAGCCCCGCCACCGTTGCGAAGGCCGGCGTCGCCGCCCCATCGCCGACCTTCAGCAGGAACGCACTGCCCCGTTCCACCGCCATCACGATTCTCCTGTTATTGAACCCGGTACATCCGCACCGCGAACTCGCTCGACGCGACCCAGCGATCGCCTTTGCCGCGCTGGATCCGGCTTTTGGTCAGCCGCAGCCCCGTCAGCTGCCACCCTTCGCCCAGGCCCCGCGGCACGCCCGCCGCCGCCGTCTCGACCGCGCCGACCAGCGCGCGCAGCCGCGCCGGGCTTTCGCCCGTGTCGACATAGTCGACCGCGATCGTGCCGGTCCGCCCGCTCACGCCCGCCGCATCGCTGGCGCCCAGCACCGCCTCGCCCAGCACCGCGACCGGCATCGCCGCCCGCGCCGTCGGCGCGTCGAACACCCGGCACGTCGCTTTCAGGTGCGCCAGCACCGCCGCGTGCAGCACCACGCCGGCGCTCATGGCCGCGCCTCCATGCTCAGCCGCATCCGCCGATACGGCCGCCACAGCGCCGCCACCGCCGCGGGCGGCATCGCATCGCCATCGCGCCGCTCGAACAGATGCGCCGCCAGCAGCACCACGCCCTGCATCACCGCCTCGGGCAGCGCCTCCCACGCCGCCGCCAAGCCGGCCGAATAGCGCACCACCATCTCGCCGCCATCGACCCTCACCCAGCCGACCCCGCCCGCATCGATATCGATCCCCAGCCCGGTGCCGCCGGTAATCCCCCGCACCGGCATCGCCGCCAGCCGCTGCCACCCGGCGCGCGGTTGCAATCGCTCCTCACAGTCGCGCGCCACCAGCATCTGCCCGCAGAACGCCTCCGCCAGCCCCAACGCCGTGCCGCTCGCACGCAGCAGCACCGCATCGGGCGCCTCGCCGATCCGCAAATAGGTCGCCGTCGCAGCCGCCGCGTTCGCGACCGCCGCGGCCGGCATCGCCGCCGCTCCCATCCCGCTCTCCCCGCAAAAGAAAGCGGCCCCCACCCATCCCGACGGGGGCCGCGCGCCATCAGGCGGTGGCAATCTTCATCAGCTTGATCGCCGCGCTGTCCGCGACGCAGCCTCCGACGCGCTTGGTCGCGTAGAAGCTGACGAACGGCTTGTTGCTGTACGGATCCCGCAGGATCGCCGTCTCGCCGCGTTCGGCGATCAGATAGCCCGCCTGGAAGTTGCCGAAGGCGATGCTCAGCGCATTGGCGGCGATGTCGGGCATGTCCTCCGCCTCGACCACCGGATAGCCGAGCAGCGTCGCCGGCTGCCCCGCCGCCAGGCTCGGCTGCCACAGCGGCATGCCGTCCGCGGTCTTGAACTTGCGGATGCGCGCCAGCGTGTTGGCGTTCATCACAAAGCTCGCGCCCTGCCGGTATGGCGCCCGCAGGCTGTGCACCAGATCGAGCAGCCGCTCGTCCGGCGCCGTGCCGAAATCCTCCGCCGCGCCCGACGGCAGATATTGCAGCGTGCCCAGCGGCCGCGTGGCATCCTTGGCGGTGGAGACCGGCGCGGTCAGGAACCCCTTGGGGCGGTTGACGCCATTGCCGCCGACGAACGCCGCCCCTTCGGCGCGCGCGAACTCGGTCGCGATCTCGCCCGCCAGCCACGCCTCGACGTCGAACGCCGCATCGTCCAGCATCGCCTGGCTGGCGGAGGGGTTGGCGTACAGCTCGCCCATCGGCGGCACCAGTTCGGCGAACACCGGGCTCGCCGTCTCCGGCCGCGCCGCCGTCTCCGCCGCCCAGCCCGACGGCGTGCCGCCGGTGGTGATCAGCTTGCGATAGCCCGCCGACCCCACCGTCACCACGTTGGCGATCGCGCGGATCGGCGAGATGCCCTTCAGCACCCGCGCGATCTCACCATCCACCTCGCGCGGCACGGCATAGCCGCCCGCATCGCCGGTGACGCCGGTGAAGGCCTTCATCTCCAGCACCGTCCCCGTCCGCACGAAGCCTGCGAACGCCCCGTCCGTCTGCTCCACGCGCGCGCCATCCAGCGCCGGCCTTTCGACCACGTCCATACGTCTTCTCCTCGTTGAAACATTCTGAGGGCGGTGTCGGCCCGCCGACCGAAATCAGCCGACCTGCGTGATCCGCGCGAGCGGCTGCATCGGCACCACCACCAGACTCACCTCGGCCAGCGCCACGCGCAGCAGCTCGCGCCGCGCACCCTGCCGCACCACCATGGGGCGATAGCCGACCGACAGGCCATCCAGCGCCCGGCAGCTCACCATCCTCGCAACCTCCGCATCGTCGATCACCCCCGCGACCAGCAGCCCGCGCGCGTCTTCGGCCAAAACGTCGATCCGCCCCACCGCGCGCCCACGATGCTGCCACAGCAGCGGCACGGGCCCCACCCCCGCAAAGGCCCCCGCCCGCACCACATCCCCCGCCCGATCGACGCGATCGAACACCGCGGCGTACCCAGCGAACCTCACTCCAGCCACCCGCCGAAGCCCAGCTTCACCGCCAGCCCCGTCAGCAACAGCGCACCCGCCAGCCGCACGCACCACCCCGCCGCCGCCTTCCACGCCGACCGTTTGGCATCGCGCCACGCCCCCAGCAGCTCGCGCAGTTCGGCAAGGTCCCCCCGCGCCGCCTCGTCGCTGAGGCCCAGCCGGGTCAGCGCGCGCATCGCCGACAGCTCGCCCGCCTCCTCGGCAATGCCGCGCATCGTCGCCAGGTCCGCGCCCTCGCGCGCCGCCTGCGCCATCAGCTGCGCGAGCACCCCCGTATCCTGTGCCGGCCCGCTCATGCCCCCACTCCCAGCATCGCCCGTTTCTCCTCGACGCTCAGGAAGTCGGCGCCCGATACGCTGCGCCACAATCGCTCGCGATCCTCCGCCAGCGCCGGCACGCGATCCAGATCGACCGACAGCGCCGCCCCCTCGAACCAGCCCCCCAGCCCTTGCGCCAAGGCGGTCAGGATCGTCCCCGCCAGCGGCAACACCGTCAGCCGCCACAGCGCCCGGTTCGCCTCGCGATAATTGGCGTAGGTCGCGTCGCCCGGCAGCCCCAGCAGCATCGGCGGCACGCCGAACGCCAGCGCGATCTCGCGCGCCGCCGCCGCCTTCAGCCCGACGAAATCCATGTCGGCGGGTGACAACGACAGCGCCTGCCACTTCAGGCCCCCTTCCAGCAGCATCGGTCGCCCGGCGTTGGTCGCGCCCGCGAACCCCGCCTCCATCTCCGCCTTCAGCCGCTCGAACTGTTCCGCCGACAGCGCCGCGCCATCGCCCGGATCGTAGACCAACGCGCCCGACGGTCGCGCCGCATTGTCGAGCAGCGCCTTGTTCCACTTGCCCGCCGCATTGTGGACCGCGACCGCCCCGGCGGCGGCACCCAAGCACCCCATGCCGTAATGATCGTCGATCGGATTGAAGCTGCGGATATGGATCACATCCGGCCGCGGCCCCTCCGCATCCAGCCGCACCCGCCGCTCGCCCACCGCATAGCGATAGGCGGTCGGCCAACCGCCCGCGTCCACCTCGACGCTCACCCGCTCGGGCCGCAGCGCATACAGCGCACCGACCTGCCCCTCGGCCCCCTCGCCCGCACCACGCAGCACCTGGACATAGGCATTGCCGTGCAACAGCAGCTGCGCCGCCACCGCCTCCAGCAGCACCTGCCCGCCCGATCGCGCCGCCAGCAACGCCATCATGTCGGGCACGCTCGCCACCACAGGCGCACCCGCCACGCTTTCCGCGACCAGCTTCACCGCCCGCTGCGCGATCGCATTGCCCGCATAGGCCTCGCGCACCTGCGCTTCATAGCTGCGCGGCCACTCCCCCAAGGACACGCCCGCGCCCCCACGCGACAACGCCGGCCGCGCGCCTTCGCGCAGCCCCTTCCGCCCGAACAACCACATGTCGAATCTCCCGTAATGTCACGGGGACGAGGCCCCCCTTCGTCGTCCCGGCGTGCGCTAGGATGACGAACCGAGATACGGACGCCCCGCCCTACAGCCCCCGCACGCCGGCCTTCCCCTGCGGCCGCAGCATCAGCTCGCTCACCGCCCACACCAGTGCGTCCGCGCGATCCGGCGACCGCCCCGGCCCCTGATAGCCGCCCCCGGCCACCAGCCCGCACATCTCGTCCTCCAGCGCCGAGAACCGCCCGCAATGCCGCACCCGCCCGCGCGCGTAGAGTGTCGCCACCGGCTCGGCCCGTGCCACCTTCCCCCGGCTCGCGCGCACCAGCGTCAGCGGCAGCGTCACGTCAGCGGCCATCAGCACCGATCGCACCATCGCGCCGCCCTGGTTCGCCTCCGCCACCACCCGGTCAGCGCGATGTTGCGCGGCGCAACCCGCCACCGCACGCGCCCAGCCCTCGGGCGACGCGGCGGAGACGCTCGCGTCGTCCAGCACATGCGCGACGCCATCGCCGTCCAGCCCGACCGCGACGATCCCGCAGGCATCGCCCGTCGCGCCGTCCTCCAGTCCCCCCGCCGGCGGATCGACGCCGACCACGACGCGCACCAGATCGTCGGGCACGTCGCCCCGGCACGTTTCCAGCAGCGCGCGAGACCACAAGGCGCCGGCCAGATCCTCCACCATCTCGCCGTCCAGTTCCTGACGGCCCAGCGCCGTGCCGGCATAGGCCTCTTCGATATGATCGACGAACACCTGCGGCAGGAAGGGATTGTCGCGCGTGGTCCCGCGCGTCTCGACCAGTCCCTTCGATCGCAACACGCGCTTCATCAGATTGGTCGGCCGCGGCGTCGTCGTCACCAGCACGCGCGGATTGGCGCCGCGCCTGAGCCCCATCATCAGATTGTCCCAGGCCGCATCGCCGCGCCGCCACTTGGCCAGCTCGTCGCACCACGCCGCACTATGCTCGGGCCCGCGCAGCTGCTCGGGCGCATCGGCCGAATAGACATAGGCGACCGCCCCATTGGGCCAGCGCACCTCGCCCTTGTGAATCGTATAGCGCGGGATCCGCCCCGTCTTGGCGACTGCCCGCAGCCCGCTCGGCCCGTCGATCATCACCCGCCGCACGTCCGCCTCGGTCGCGCCGACCAGCGCGATCGCCGCATCCTTGTCCGCCGCCAGCGTCGTCACCCATTCCGCGCCCGCGCGTGTCTTGCCGAACCCGCGCCCGGCGCGGATCAGCCAGATCCGCCAGTCCCCCTCCGGCGGCGCCTGCCCCAACCGCGCCCACCCGCCGATCCAGCGTTCCGACAGCTCGCGCCGCATCGCCGGTGTCAGGCGGCGCATCACATAGTCGCGATCGTCCGGCGTCAGCCCGGCCAGCACCGTGACGGCGTCAATCGCCTCCCCTTGCCGGCTCATGCGCCACCCATCGGCAGCAACGCCCTGGTCCGGCGCGCCGCCAGCGCCGCCAGCCCAGCCACGATCGCGGCATCCGTCTCCTCGCGTGTCGCCGCCTTGGGCGCTGGGCCGCACGGCTTGCCGCGCCCCTCCCGCCGCGCGCGGTGGATGGTCAGCAGCTTGATCGCCCCCTCCCAATGCACCGGCCCCAGCGCATTCGGATCATCGGGCGCGATCGTCTCGCCACCGCCCGCCAGGACATAGCCGAGCATCCGCATCTCAAGCAGCTGATAGCCCGCCTCGATCGCATCCGCCCACAGCGCCGCGAACTGCGGGTTGGTCCGGCGCCGGTGCTGTACCTGCGACGGGCTAAGGCCGATCGCGGCGGCTGACGCGGCGATGTTACAGCTTCCGGCAAGATGCGCGAAGAACGTGTCGCGCATCGCCGCATTCCACCGCGCCCACTTCTTGGTCGGCCGCTTGCCCTGCGCGATGAGCGCCCCCGCTGCCTCGCGCCGTTCGTCGGCGTCCGCCGTCGACCGCTCCGTGCCCATATTTCCATCCCCCTCGCCCCGGCTCCGAAACGCAAGCGGCCGGGCGTAACGGGACTTGATCCCCGCCACCCCGGCCCGACTCGCAATTCTTCAGCGTTCCCGTTATGTACCGAATGAGCGTGACGATGTCAAGCGTTTTGTACCATATGGGTTATGAACGCCCATCCTATCGCCGGATAGCCACGGCCGGGCACAAGATATGCTACTAAGGTACAATAGTCTGACAACGGGTTTCATTTTGCCACGAAAGGCCGCTATCGTACGCTATGCCGTTTCGATCAGGACATATCGGCCATGCGCTGATCAATCGCCGCAGGGACATCGTCGACATCGACGACGGTTATGCCGCGCTTGTCGGCATCGGGCGCGATGCGGTGATCGGACGTCCGGCGAGCGAATTCGCCCATCCGACCGAAAGGCTGATCGCGGACGCGTTCCTGGAGACCGCGTGGCGCGATCCCAGCCAAAAAACGCATCGCGGCACGCTGCGCTGTATGCAGGCCGATGGCGGCGTCGTCTGGATTAACGTCTCCGTCTCGCGGCTGGGCCAGGGTGACGCCGCCTTGCTCGTCCTCAGCGCCCGCCTGCTCTGCCGCCATACCGAAACCGAATCGGTTCATGCCTATTGGCGGATGGCGCGGATGTTCCTGCAGGCGGTCAGTGGCAGCAAGCGCGCGTTCGGCCCGGCGCTGGCCGGCAATCCCGCCTGCGAGATTCTGCTGATCGCCTATCTGGCAGAGGCGGAGGCAAGCTCGGTCACGGCCGCCGAACTCGCCAAGCGGATCAGCACGTCGCAAGCGCTCGCCAACCGCTGGATCCTGGCGCTGATCGACGCGGGTTTCGCCGAGATGGAGGCACCGGGTGCGCTCGGCCCTCAGACGCCCATTCGGCTGTCGCCGCTCGCGCTGTCGCAGATCGAGGCGCTGTTCAGCTCGCTCGGATCGGAATTGAAAGGCATGCGCGTTCCCGCCTGAGCGGCACGCTCAGCCCCGCGCCTCGCGCAACCGGCGCAAGGCCAGGCGCGCCCGCGCCAGCCACCCGGCTGGCGGCGGTGGCGCCAGCGGCCGCAGCAGAGGTTCGAATTCGTGTGGTTCGAACGGCACGCGCGACAGATCGAGCATCAGCCCGGTGACGTCGCGGCTCAGCGTCGCATGATTGTCGGCGTCGAAGGTTGCGCGCAACGCGACCGCCACCGGGTATAATTTACCCTCCGGGCCGTCATCGGCCCGCGTGCCCGTCCATGCTTCCGTATCGCCCGGACCATGCCCACCGGGCGTCGGGTCTTGCGCCTCGTCCGCCATTCCTACCTCGCTCCCCTGCAACGCATGGGAATCGCGAGGGTTCACCCGGCCCGTGTCACGCCACGCACGGCACCGACCGGTTCGCCGCGAGGATCAGGCGGCGTCGCCCTCGTCGGCGGGCGCGGCGGGGGCATCCTCGGCCGGGCTGCCGTAGCAGCGGTCCAGATAATGGTTAGCGATGATATAGTGCGCGCGCACCGCCAGCGGGTGGGTGGCGCGCTGCGCCAGTTCGAGCTCGGTTTCGGCCCGGTCGTAGAAATAGCTCGAATCGTCACGCAT